ATGAACGTATAATTGGCATCATTCTACTGATTCTATTAGTCATAATCTTTCAGATATTATGGTTCGAGACAGATGTCGACTTTTTGAATAGAATCGTCGGAGCCAGAAAGTTACTCGATAAACGTAATAAATATCAACGAATTCGTGTTTTAGACTATAACCCAAATGAATACGGTGTTGATAAATGTATGATTTTGGATAACGAAATTCAATTATGTAAAGGGGAAGAACATGTTTATCACGAAATGATATCACATTTTCCCGCATATTACATAAAAAATCTGCGTCATGTTATCATAGTGGGTGGGGGAGATCTCATGGCATTGAGAGAAATTATGAGATATAAGAGCGTCGAAAGTGTTACTGTACTTGAATTGGATAACGACGTTATTATAGCGAGTAAAAAATATTTTAAAGTCAAAGCATATGAAAATGATTCTAGGGTTTCTATCAAAATAGGCGATGCATCCAAAACCATCCACGAACTCTCAAATGGAAAATACGATTTAATAATTGTAGATTCAACTGAAGACAATAATAATAATTCTCCTTTAGAGACTAATAAATTTTTTGAAGTATGTAAAAGAAAGTTAACCTCAAATGGAATACTAATTAAAAATGGATTTATAAACAAAAAGGATTCGATAGATGAACAAGAAAAGGTCAGGGAAATACAAGTAAATTTACAGAGGGTATTTCAATACGTCATACCATATTATGGGAAGATGTATACATACGGAAATGATAAATATGGATTCGTTATGTGCTCCGATTACAATCATAAACGTATGCGCAATAATGAATTACGATCGTTAAAACATGAATTAAAATATTACGAACCCGACAAGCAAAATAAATATATAGCCTCAATATAGGATGTATATCAGGGGATCCACTGTAGTTATATTAGCCATAGTTCTCGTTGTAATCATCAAACTTCACTTAATGCACAAACCAATGCATGTAGGAGTTCATTATATAGTGGACGTTGATAATGTACCAGGTGAATTGATACATGATCATCAAGCACTTTTACGTATTTGTGAAGGCGCGTTACAATATTCCGAGTCAAACGTGTTGAATAAAATGATGCACGAATTTAAACCCCAAGGAATGACAATTATATATTTACTTGCAGAAAGTCACTTTTCTATGCACACGTGGCCCGAACATAAAAAGATACGTATGGATTTCTTTTCGTGTACGAATGAAAGTCAGTGTACAAAAGCTTGTGAATATTTAAAACGAGCATTTGGTAATGCACGCGTCTCTGTTAAAAAGTTGTATCGGTAAAATTTCTAAACATGTAAGGCTCAGTTATATTTTCATCTCTGAATGCAAAATGTGTACCTAAAATAACATTGGCTATAAAAGATAATCCAAATGCAAGTTTCAAACCGTAATACTGCTTCAGTTTAAATCTATATTCTTCAAACCGAAGCCGTATTTTATAATCTTTATCAATCATAAGATCTCTGAAAAATGATAAATCTTCTATAACTTGTTCGAGTGAATCCATTTTAGTTCAATTAGTGTATACACCTTTAAGTACATGTTCCGAGCTACTTCGCCCGCGTCCCACCAAGTGTTCTCTGCATATAAATGTATCATAATGAGACATCTTTCTATCTTCAAAAATGGGAACGTCATTTAACACGAGTGTTACGTATACAGTTTTTTTAGGTATCGGAAATTCTATGATATCCGGTAAGTTACCGGGTATCATGGGTGAAAGTCTTGCGACATTCGGGTCAGGTGCCGTTTCTTGTATATCCGCTTCGAACGCGACATTACCTGCCCCGGTGAGACCGGGAATACAACATTCAAATCTAAAAAATTTTAAAAAACACGATTTTGGAACAGGCTTTATTATAAACTTTACTCGTTCACTCGTGAGATTTATAAATTTCAATCTATATTTAGACGCTGACGTAATGTTTTTTCCCGACGATCCATAGCAAAGAAAACAAAATTTACTCAATACAGGGTGTTCACTCTCCCACCGAACAATCTGTGGGTCTCTTTTGAAAAAATCAGATGGCCCAGGTACGTACGTTGGGTTATCTATTCTATCTTTCAAAGCAGCTGTAATAAGATGGTTCGATGATATTTCTGTCCAACTTACCTCACCCGCTATGAGAGGTATTGAAGGTGGACGTGATAAAGTTGGGCTGGGTGCGGCCAAACGACGAGTTATCGGTATAACCACCGATATTGTGAAAGCGCAGCCAATTACTACTAAAGCTTGCATCTTATTATTATATAGATTTAAAAGCCGTAATCAAGTTCAATATACGCCTCAGCCTGCTTGGCTAATGTAGGTTTTTCTTTTATCTCCTGTTTCTTTTTCTCCATTTTCTTATCTTTCTTAAACGCACTCGTCAAAAGTTCACTGAGTTGCTGTTCACCTGGGAAATCATATTCGGAATCCTTTGCGAGGAATAATGCGTGAAATATGACTACAACCCATGCAACTATGAATGAGATTACAATCGTTCTGACGATGGTCGGTTTCTTAAAAAACTTCATATACATTTTATGTATATTTTTATTCATCTTAAAAAGTAGACGATAAGTAATAATATGTTTGAGATTTATACAGATGGTAGCTGTCTCGGAAACCCAGGGCCCGGGGGATGGGGCGTCATTTCACGAGATTTTAAACTAACCGGTGGATCTCGGGAAACTACGAATAATATTATGGAAATGACAGCAATTGTGAGGGGGTTGCAGAAGGTAATTGAGATTGGCATTAACGAAGTGCGTATTTTTACAGATAGCAATTATACGAAAAATGGAATCACTTCGTGGATAAAAAATTGGAAGCGTAACGGATGGCGCACGGCATCCGGGTCCGCTGTAAAAAATAAAGAACTGTGGAAAACTCTCGATACACTTGTTCAGTCTATAAAAATTGTAGAATGGCGCTGGGTAAAAGCTCATAATGGAAACGTGCAAAATGAACTTGTCGATAAATTGGCGCGTTCAACTGCATACGAATTTCAGAATAATCTAAACGTAACATAAGTACAGGCCATGTCTGATAAAACTTCACTCGATGAACAGGTAAACTGTTTATGGTGTGAAAAACAGGAAAAATTACTAATACGCTGGGCAGAAAAGGGTGCAGGATATCGGTGGCTTCATAATCACTCTCGTCTATTTTATAAGAAGCAAAACGACTGGTTAGCATACCCTTCGATTGTAATTGCATCGATAACAGGTGTCGGTGGTTTTGCAGTATTAAATCCGAGTGGTAATGAAAATGTATCTCAAGATACCAAAAACAATATAATGGTCATTCAGTATTTCTTTGCTTTCATGAATGTATTGGGGGGGATTTTGACGAGTATCTCAAAGTTTAGTCAGAGTTTAAGTCTTTCAGAAGGGCATTCTGCTATGTGTGTACAATGGTCCAAATTCTATAGAAATATTGATATGGAACTGTCATTAGATGTAAGGCATAGGGCAAATGTGGTCGAATTCGTAATGAAGTGTAGGGAAGATTATGATCGACTGTTAGATGAAGCACCGGACATCCCCGCAGTTTCTATCCAAGCATTTCAGGTTCAGTTTCCCAATAAACCCAATAAACCCGATGTATGCAACGGACTCAGTATCGTTGTGAATGATGAAACAAATTCTGTTATCGCTTCAAAACGAGCTGTTAATAGATGGTTAGGGGCTTTTTCAAATATGAGCAAAAGGAAAAGTAAAGATATGTCGTACCAAGACGACGAGCTTAACAGGGTAGATTCTGTATGATCTCATTGGTCTTATCGTACATCTTCTCGTGGTATCTGTTCGTAAACCCTTTCTTCAATCGTCCGTTTTCGATCACGTTCGATTTAAGAGAGTCCCATAACTCGAGTCGCTTCTCGAGAAACTCTTTGAACCTTTCGGGGTCGCTAGTAGATTTATAATGAATTTTTTCACTGTTCATAGCTTTTTCAGTTGCACATTTTTTCCGTTCATTATAAATTTTAACGCGTTCGGTGTATGGCATCGATATAAATGTAACATCTTCTTTCACACTCATTTATAATACACACGCTTCATAACTTTAATACCCATATTTAAGAACTCTCGTAGTTATAGATGGATATTGTCTAGAGAAATACATCTTAGCACCCCAATCGCTGTGTCCAATCGTACTTGGACCCGACCTGTCTATTTTCATATACTCGCGCAAGTCTTTATAATATACACGGGCACCTTGAGCTATTATATCTTCGTGTTTTAAATCTACGTGGTTATCTATCGGAAAGAAATGTTTGTGATATTTACGCATGTTATCCACATGAATTAAATAACATTTCATACTCGTTATCCATTTTACACGTTCTAAACCCTTATCGCTCCCCTCGGGGTACCTAGAAAGACAGTGGAAGAAACATATTTCAAAATCGTCACCCATTACGTCTATCACGTTTTGAATTTGATCAAATAATTCCGGACTTTTAATGATCACATTGTCCTCAAATACAACGGCGTATTTTAAACCTTGCGAAAATGATCTTTTGTAACATTCCATGTGTCCCATGTAACACCCTATAGCCCCCATATCAAAATATGTAATATCTGGACGCTTTTCGGTTGTATTGTAATGCAATTTGAGTGCTTCGTTATAATATTCGGGTTTAACTATACGTTTAAACTTTTCCGCATTCTCTACGATCTTAGTGTCTGTTCCATATACGGTTTCTATGGGTATAGACTTATCGTATCGTCTAAAAAATTTCCTTTGTCTCCTGTGAGACGTCGGTAACGTAAGAAGAAAGCATTTATAATCAACCCTATTTCTTCTTATAGTAACCATGTACAGGAGTATCAGGACAGTGGTCAACAAAAAGTAAGTCAACCACATTTAATATATATGTATATAATAAAATGTTCATTCCATTTCTTATGCTCATGACGACCATATTTTATGGGTTCGTCTATAAAATAATGTTTAACAAGGAAGACTTTGGATTTACAGACAGTAATTTAGATCCATGGTACTTCTCGTTTACGACCATGAGTACCGTTGGCTACGGCGATATGTCACCGAAAACCAACTTCGCCAAAATAGTCGTAATGTCCCAGCAATCTCTTCTTATATTGGAAGGTATAGCGGGTATAATCGATCTACTCGCTAAGAAAAACAATGCTATCATCAAAAACATAAAAGTTGTTTAAAAAATACTCGCGTTAAATATGTAAGATGAATACAATACGCATTGGTCCAGCGTTAAGACGCATAACCCTTTTACAAAACCATGTACGGCCACAATCTACTACTAGTCTTTCCGAGGATCTACTATTCGACGATAAACGTGCAAAAAGACATTTATACGACATTTTACCAGATGACACCCCAGAATATCCGAATGCGTACGGTATGGAAGTTCGTGTCGATCACAGTGCACGGACTGTTGTTTTCAAAACGGAAACAATGTCTGTATACGAAAAGGTAACCGTATTTATGTTTCAAAAACAAAAATTACGATACATGTATCCCGATTATCAATTTACAGAAAAACACACTTAATAATATATCAGGGAAGTATATGTGTTTAGACTTTTTATTTAAAAAACGCTACAAGAGACTACCGGATGCATACACACATCCCTTCGACTGTTCGTGTGAATTATGTGGCTCCGTATTCTCTGATATGCAGGGTTTGATAAACCATATGGGATACCATTCAACGGAACAGGTTAATACTTGTATTAACAGGGGATATGATACTGTTCGTTGTAACACGTGTTGGTCTACATTTAATACGGTCGCTTCTATGGAACGTCATTCATGTGCACAGAAGAGAGATCCAATCATTAGCGGACTTTCTCCTATCATGAGTCGTTCCAATAGTTTAGAATCTATTGTTATTCACGATGATTCCCCGGTTTAGGTGCAACAGACCAATTACCATCTATGAGAGACTGACGAATTTCCCAATCAGTCAGTTTTACAGTTCTCATGGGTGGAGTGATGAGTGCCCCTTTATTTACGACCCTACAACGATATCCCCCAACACTGCACGCGTGGTCGAGTTCAAATCTTGATGCATATTGAATATAAGGTGAATATGAGTCCATCTCAGCTTCTAGAAGCGTTTTGTACCTATACGCATCGTCAAATGTTACGAACGCTACGATAAAGTGTTGAGGGATATCATTTGCATCTGTATCCGTAATTGAATAAATTCCTTCTTCATGTCCAGCTTTATGAAATGCTATGACATGAAAAAGATCGTGATTAGAAACTTTTTCGAGTACTGTACTGTTGCTATAATCGAGTGCGTAGTAACTCTTGGCTACGGATTTTTTAACCTTAGGCTTGAAGCGGAAGGGGGTGGGTCGAAAGGCGGGTTGTCTGAGTGCGAACATCTTTACTTAAATATTACAAATCTACGTGACGACTTAGGTTCATTTAAATGCAACTAAAGCATAGAAACGTTTAAATATCAATGTATAAATCTATTCTCGGATTTATTGAAGATGAAGATGAAGATGAAGCTGTATGCATGACGTACAACGGATCTAACACACATGGAGTTACTTCTCATCCTCAGTCTTCTCAAAAGCCTCGTCACCGAACGTATCTTGAAGCAGTTGTAGCATTTCTTCGGAAGTTTTTAGTGAGGAATGAGATGAACGAAGATTCCATTTAGCGAGTCTCTCTAGTTTTGTGTTCACTTGTTTATACCTTTCGATTTCTATTTCCATCTCCCTAATTCTCTCAGCGCCTTTACTAAGTGCCCTGTTCGCGATTTCTTCTTGTGAAGGATGTGAATACACGTGTTGACGCCAGTGTCTATTACGCTTCTTATTATTATTATTTGCAGCCTTCGCTATCCGAGCTTTTGCCTGCTCAGTGGGGGTCTCAAAAACTGGAACACGGGACGACGGTACCTTAGAACATGTGATGGTAAACATTTTGTATTTATTCAACGGCTCTACGCTTTAATACTGATTACACCTAACCCAATCTTGCATTTTTCCTACGCTCCAAATGAGACTCACGATGGCCGCGCCGTTTTTGAAAGTCTCATTTAGGGTGTTCATGTTTGTATCTTTTTATATATTGGGGGTTTACTTAGGTGTTAGGGGAGTACCTCTGCGTCTGTCGAGGGTTCTGACGGAGGCCTGATCTCCGGCGAGCTGGCGCAGTTTTGGACTTACATTTCTTAGAAGATGGGTTTCGTCT